GATTCATAGACTTGTCTGTTTTCCAATGCTTCTCGTAATTCATTCCTCTTCACCTTTTTTTGCATTCATAGCAACCCTTACAGAAGCCATTAATTCTCTTTCTTTACTAATATATTCTTCCATTTCTGCAATCTTCTTTATTTCTTCACCACATTTACAATCACTAATATCTAATATACTTTCTTCAATTTTTTCAACTTGTTTTTCTACTTTTGATTTAGCTTTACTCATATTACTCCTTAATGTTTTTCATCCACCGGATGAGGTGTTCCTTTTTGTGGTCAAATGTGATACTTTTTAGTCATACCACCTTGTTTCATCATAGGTATACCAGCATTCATACCTCTCATAGGCATACCAGCAGTAGATGTTTGCATAACAGGTTTTTTCCTCTTTCCATACATTCTTCTACTTGGCATCATAGAGTCCATACCTATTGGTCCTCCCATAGCCATTTTTTTAGGCTCTGGATCTTTTAACATTTGATTAATTAAAGATAATAAATTAGAATCTCCCTTTTCACTAACTGCATAAAGCCAGGGTTTAGATCGTTTAAGATCATCACCACCACTTGTAGTTGTAGCTGGGGAAGGAGGAGGGGGAGCACCTTCATCTCCAAATGTAGTATTATCAGTATATTGATCTACAATAGATTGATATTCAGCTTGAGTCATTCCAGTATTAGGAGTCCAACCAGTTGTTACATCTAATCCAGTATGGGTAGGCATATTACCTTGATAGCCTTGACCTATTTGACCTTCGGTAAAAGCAGGAGAATCACTTTGATAATAATCATCTGCATTAGGATCTTTACGAACTCTTGCAAAATAATATTGAGGATTTTCTACACAAGCATCAAAAGCAGCCCCTCTTTGCCTTGAACAAGCTAATGCTGATCCACCTAAATCTTTTACAATAGGTATATAGCTTAATGGAGTACCTATAGCTTCTAATGCAGTTTTTTTACCTAAAGGTTTAACATTCTTATTCCACCATTTTTTAGCTTTTTTAGAGGGTTTTAATCTTTTACTTAACCAACTCATCTAACCTCCAAATAATTTCATTATAAGTTCTAATAATTCTTTCTTAGTAGGCGGTTTGCCTTCCATAAATTCTTTTGCAGCTTGTAAGGATAAAGTATCACTATAGTCTGGATTATTTCTAATAGCTTCTCTAATTCTTTCAGTAGTAACTTGCCTTCTTTTAGTTTTACCACCTTCTCCCGGTATGTATTCTGCTAAATGTCTTTCATCACCGCCTTGAGTTCGAGCAGTATATCTTGCTACACTACCACCTGGAATCCTTTTATGTGCAACCTCTTCTAAAGAAGATGGCTCTAATACTTGTCTTGTATCTCTAATACCAACACTACCACCATCTTCATATTCTTTTTGCATAGGCTTGCCAGTCATTTCAGACCAAGCTTTAGCTTGTTGCATTCCAGTTTTAGTATAAGGAAACTCTACTCCATCTACTTTAGGCATATCTACTCCTTAAGTTGAGGTCTAACTGATGCTTTTATCTGTTCAGGTTGGAAACCTTGAAACAATGCACCAGTAACCTCAGTTACTTTATTAGTTTCTTTTAGCTCTAAGATCTCTCCAAGCTCAAATAAGGCTTTTAGTCTATCTGATTCTTTTTCACCAGATGTTGCAATATCCCTTACATTTTCTAATACAAGCTCTGGTGTAATGCCTAAGGCTGCTAATACAGGTTTAAGTTCTTCTTTCATAGCTTTCTTAATTCTTTCGGATTTAACTAAAATACCTGCTTGTAATTTAGCATATTTTCTGTTATTAGTTCTATACACTTTTAAATAGGCTTCATCTGCTGAAACACCCCTTGCTAAAAGCTGGGAAAAAAGGATTTCGTTCTTTGTCAAATTTTTATCACCCTTAACTCTTTTAGCTGCAATCTTACCTGATAGACTATATATATCTTCCCTTCTTTCAGTGTCCATCTTTACAGTAGGCCTAACTGCAAAAGTGCCTGTACAAGTGCCTATGGTATAGTCAAACTGCACTTTCTTAGTATGTTTAGCTAAGGCATTCTTTCTTAGGACTTGGATAACACATCCATCATCAGCTAATACCCAGTCTCCTACTTCTCCTTCTCTCCACTCTTTAAGATAGACTAAGTCTTTAGGTATCTCATCTAAGTCTTCATAAACAAAGTGTTCAATCTTCTTAATTGTATAACTTCTCATACTTCTATTTTACAGCTAAATTTTGAAAAATTGTAGTATTTTAATGCTACCCTAAATTCATCACCTACCCCCCTTAGATAGAGTTTTTTCTATCGGTTTTTTAGTTATTTTTAATTATTTATGAAAGGTAAGACAATGGCAAACGAAGCAACCAAACTTCAAATAGAGACAGATGATGTATTATTAGATGTAGCACCACATGAAGAGTTCATTATTCTAATGCAATGGGAAGATGGTGAGACTGGCGAGAAGATTTCATACAAACCAAAAGTAGTATGGACAGGCGACTCTTGGGATGTTGGTGATACTACTTTGTGGTTACTAACAAGAGTTAATGCTCAAGGTGTAGTAGTTGAATACTTGAGAACTACCTCAGAGATTGCTGGAATGGTGCAAGGTAAGAAAGCTACCCATCAGAGATTAGTAGTGAAAGCTTCTGACAAATAAGTTAAGGGGCTTTGCCCCTTTTTATTTCAACCTATAAAGAGTAGATGATAATGATGGATAGGCATTTAGCATTGTTTGTTAGATCTGTAATACAGATGGAAGTGTTATGCTTTATGCAAGCCCTTAGAATAAACTAAGTAC